TGGCTTCCTGCCAAAGAGTCTCTTTATCCAGTTCCACATCACTTTGCGTAGCCGTCTTTTTTGAAGAGGCGATCAGTCGCCGCCTGCGCAACGCCTTGCCAGTTCGGCTTGTAGGCAACCACAAGCCGCGCTTGCAGGTTGCCGAGCTGGCCGGCCTTCATGTTTCCAATGTCGCTAGGCGGGACCGGAACGCTCACGCAGCCAGCCGCACACGCAGCCCATATGAGCGCGAGGATCGCAGTGGCAATGAGTTTCGGTGCGCAGCGCATGGCAGAGTCAGAGTCGAGCGCTGTTGTCTTTGGCCATTACCAATCCCCATCCGGCGAGAACCGCCGTGCTGAGAGCGGCGATGTCCGGCACGGTGCCGGTGGCAAGGTAGCTCTTGGCCGCCGAGGCAACCGCAACAATGATTGTCAGTCCTCCAAGGACGTTCGTTTTCCAGTTTCTCATTTGTTCATTTCCTTCCGTTTTTTGCTTATGTCGTGCAGCACGCTAACAAGCGTTGCCACGCCGACCAAAATTCCAACGACAAGACCAGCAACCCGCAGGGTTGTCTCAAGCTGTGGGAGCATCGAAAAGACCGATGAGCCAATCGACGTAGCCGTTCCGATCACTCCCTTTTCGGTCGTGCTGAAGTTGTGATGGAAATACTGGAGGCTCATCGGCTCCTGATTACTTGTTGTAGGCGACCACACTGCCACTGTGCAGAGTGATAGCGGTAAAGTTGCCGTCGAGCGTTGTTCCGGCCTTGATAAGCGCGGCGGCCGCTTCGGTCGTGTTGGCGGCGTTGGTGATGTTGCCGGTGAGCACGTTGAACTTGGCGTCAGTCATCACGTCAATGCTGACAAAGTTGCCAGTAACGGCGCTGGTTCCGGTGATGACTTGGCCGCCACTGGTGCGGTTGCGAATTGATATGTTAGGAGTCATGGTTTTAGTAGTTTGTTAGTATTTGCCGACCTGCGCGGACCACCGGCGAGGTTGGCGTTGTTGGAAAACGATTTTGTCCATTTCGTTGACGAGGTAGGTTTCACCGCGTTGACGCAGGACTTCGGCTTTGTCGAGCTGGCCGTCCTCAGTCAGGAGGTCAGCGGTCAGTTCAAACTTGATGTAGTCCGCAAGAAACTGCGGGACAGTCTGAGCGAGCGCCGTTGCGGTCGTGGCGCTGATCTCGGTCGGCACCGTGCGGAATCGGACGTAGACGGTGTCAGGGCAATCGCTGGGGAGCCTGATCTTGGAGCCGTCCAACCAGAAGCCGATCTCACGCGGGCTGGCGTGAGTCGCCGGGTTGTCTTGGAAGACCTCAAACACTTCGCCGATCTCGGTCTGCGCGGCGGTCTCCTTGTCGATATACAGATCCTCTCCGGCGCCGGTTGTCACGGTGCGCTGCTCAATCACCGTCAAATCCGGCCAATCAAAAAACTCCCATGCTGCACGCAAGTGAATGTCAAGGTTCGACAGCATGATCGCCTTGGTCGTGGACGAGAGGTTGTCTATGGACGATCCATCAAGGCCGGCGCGGGAGGCGGCGTTCAGCAAAATAGACTGGACGGTGACGGTTCGCATTAGCTGTTGAGTGCGTTCATCGCCGCCTGCACGGCACTTTCAAAACTGATCGTTGGTTTGGGCCAATCGTTGCGCGGCGCCTGATCGGCGGCGAACATGGCGAGGAGCTGCTGCAAGTAGGATTCAACGGCATCCAACTCGGCGCATGTCTTGCCAGCGGCAGCGAGACTTTGGCGCAAGTAAAGAAGCGTTGGCTGGCGGTCTCCCGAAAGTCCTACTGACTTGAGGTGCTCTTCGACTGTGACATGTGCGGTTTCGGCCGCTGGAGTTGCAGGTAGCGAGGACAAGTCAATGTCGGCCAAGCGAACTGCGCTTGTGCCGTCCGGCGGCTGCCATGTGGCCGTGTCGCCGTCCCAAAGCACCACGTTGGTGAGGTGCCCCGCGACTTGATTGATGATGGCGTATTTCTCGGTCATGGTTAGAAATATGTTGTGATGATTGCAACGCCGTTTGCCCCTGCACCACCGCTATTGTCGCCGCCTGCGGCATTAAGCGACCCGCTTCCGCCACCACCACCGCCACCATACGATCCGCCGTCTCCTCCTTTATTTGCCGCTCCAGTGGTGCTGTTGGGACTTCCTCCGCTTCCCCCAAGTCCATAGTAGGAAAAACCTGTGCCTGCCGTTCCCGCCGCATTTGCCGTTGCAGAAATGCCAGTTCGGCTTCCAGTTCCAGACAATCCGATTGCGGCGCTTGCGCCGCCAGTGCCGTAAGCGCCTGCGGCACTTTTGCCAGCCCCACCGCCTCCGCCGGAAGGCATGGACATTCTGTTCTCACCGGTGCCTCCAGTAGTTTCGGGAGAGCCAGCCCCGCCGCCAGCGGAACTGTCTTGCGTCCCTCCGTAAAATGCCCCGCGAGCCGCTGTTGAACCTCCGCGAGTTCCAGCTGTTGTAGATCCTCCAGACCCTTGCACGCCACCTCGCGCTTCTAAATATGCCGTGAAACTTGTTGCGTTCCCTACTGTCCCGTCTGTGCCGTTTGTATCCGAAGCTGTGCGTGCACTGCCGCCGCTTCCTCCTGCGCCAATAGTAACGCTTTCAGTAGCTCCAAGAAAATCTGCGTTTAGCCAACCAACGCTGACACCGCCACCAGCGCCGCCGCCGCCACCGTATGCTGCGGTTGTAGAGTTGCTACGTCGGCCGCCTCCGCCACCACCGCCGCCACCAACAAGCAGGTAGTGAACCATCTTTGCGCCACTTGGTTTTGTCCATGTGCCACTGGCAGTGAAGACCTTGGTGTCGGTTAGCTGTCCGGTCAGCGCGATGACTCCCGACGCATCCGGAGCACTCAATGTCCTCGTTGTGCTGGCCGAAACATTGGCCGCACTAAGCAAAACCTTTTTGCTATTCGTTGTGGAGTCGGCGAATTGGATTCCGCCGGTCTTAACGTCCATGGCGGCACCAGTTGGAACTTCAAGCACCGGCGCCCACGGGACGCCTGTTGCATAGCTGCTAAAAACAAGGTTGTTGCCGGCTGAACTGCCGGGGGTTGCAAATCCGACAGCGATGACGCGACTAGCCGCTGCGTCCTTCCAAAACTCAAAAGTTCCGCTTCCTCCTATAAGAGCAAGCGGCGTCTGAGACGTTCCAGACGCCACAATTTGCGTCTTGTGCGAATCATCGTCTACATATTCTCCGACCTGATTTCCTACAACCAGACCAGCAAACGCTGGTTTGTCCGTCGTAGATGTCCCTTGGTCCGGCAACGTGACGTTTGTGTTTGGCACCGTGATGATGCGCGTCTGTCCGCTGCCGACTTGTGCGTCTACGTCAAATTTGACGTTCTTCGTTGAGTCCGTGTCGCCGTAAAGCGTGAAATTTGCATCCGAGAACACATCCGGCATGGTGCCTGCGTAGGTGTAGTCGGCATCCCGGTTGCTGCCGCCGGTCGCCGTCCGAATGTATATGCCAGCCTGCTTGCGCGTGACCGGCCAGACGCCGCTTGCTGTGCGGACGAGCCATGCGCTGTTGAGAGCGGCCGAGCCGTTCAATGGCAAATCGGCATAGGTCGCAACCTCGCCGTCGATATACGAGGCGCCGCCTCCGCTTCCGGTGAAGTCGAAGTTGCCTGTCAGCGGGTTGAACTTAATGGCCATTAACTGCGGGTCACTGTTGCGATCTTGGCGTCATCACTGGACGGCGTGCCGCCGACGTAGGTGAAGGTGAGCGTGGCGACTGTCTGGCTGCCTTCTTTGTAGACCACCGTGGAAAGGTTGTTCGTTGTGCTGACGTAATTCAGCTCAACCGCGTTATGCTGCGGGATGTTGAGGCCGGCGATGTTTCTGACGGAGACGTTGGGATGCATGGGCTAAACTCTCTAATTTCGCTATAAATTAGGCGGCGGGTTGGGCGGTCATGCCGAGTTGCTGCTCCTGCGCCATCTTTTGCAGCGCAGGTTGGGCGCCGGTGCGGCCGATGACGGCGTTTTGCTGCTGCTGCAACTGGAATTGGAAAGCCTGCGCGCGGGCGTCTATCATCTTGCGGAAGATTTCGTCCTGCTGGTAACGCTGCTGGACGGCGGGGTTGGACTGGATGATCGTCTGCAAGGTTTGCAGGCGGACTTGGGCGTTTTGTCCGCCTTCTTTGAGCGGCGGTTCGGTGCCTGCGGCGATTTTTGCGAAGGCGGTTTGTTCGTCTTCTTGCTCGGCCTGGGTAGCGGCGCCAATATCTTTGATTAATATGCCGGCGAGATTTGGGTCTACTGCCTGCATCATATATTGGACCAAGCCGACTCGATCAATAACGCCGAAGCTGTCCAAGGGAACTAGGACTTTGGCGAGGTAGTCTAATTTGGCGCCGAGGGCTTCGGAGTCAAGCAACCGGGCGTCGAACTCGCAGGTCACATCAAAGCGCCCGCGGATGTCGGCGGGGCTGGCAACGAGCGGGAGATTCGGGTTACCGGTGACGCGGGCGACTTCTTCCTGCGTCATATACTGCTGGCAAAGGGCGAGCGTCTGGACGAGGCAGAGCTTCATGTCCAAGAGCCACGAATCGACAAGTTCTTGGGTGTGCAGCATATAGCGTTGCGGCGGGACAGCTTCGCTGATGCGGCCGAAGTAGTTGTCCACGTCGTTGCGGATGGACATCTCAACTTCAATGCTTCCGGCGTCGGGCTGCGGCGGGTTCATCCAAGAGATCTCACCGGGGCGGCGCTCGGGGATCTGGACGCCCGGTCCCATGATGAGGTCCATCTTGCCGCGCGCGGCGGGCGTTTTGAGCGGAGGCAAGGTTACGATGCTGGCGCGGTCGCCTCGCATGTCGCGTTGGATTTTGACTTCTTCCTGGGCGGTCTGGACGATCTCCGGCACGCCGCGGGACTCCAAGATGGGGCGTGAGGCGCGCTCGCGGGGAAGCTCAACGAAGGGATAGAGCGCGTGCGCGTAGGGCAGAATGTCGTGGACGGCGGTGCGGTCGGGAACGTGGTAGCTGAGGACAGTGCGGGTAACGCGCATCGCCTTTGTTGTGTCATCGTGCTCCTTGCGGTAGACGTGCCAGATCTCGATCATGTCGCGCTGGTGGTCGTAGAGGAACTGGTCGCTGCGGTGGAGATTCAGCGAGATGCGGCGGATGTCGCCTTTCTTCTCCACGACTTGCTCAACCCATTTGTCGTCCCAACCCTCAACAGCGGCACGCTCGCGCAACTCCGGTTCGGTCATTAGCTCGCGTCGGGCAACGAACGCGGCACGCTGTAATGAGTAGGTCTGGGCGGGGAAGATGATGTCTTCCCAAGGCTCAAGCGCGGTCCACTGGGGACGGCTTTCAAAAACGTCGGGTTGCTCCCATTCAACGAAGCCCTTCTCGCGGAACTGGCGGACTTTGGCGGTGGTGCCGAGTTCTGGAATGACTTCGCCCATGAGTTGGGCGGCGAGTTCTTCCTGCTCCGGGTCAAGGACGACCTCAAGGAGGGCTTGTAGGTTTGGGTCTTGAGACTCCTGCAGCATCATCATGGCGTCTTCCATGGAGAAGCTCTTGATCTCGGTGCGGGTGGTCTTGATCCAATCAACGGCCATGACGGCGAGGCCGTAGGTCTCGCGGAAGTTGGCGGCGAGCTGCACTTCGCGCCGGAGGTCATCCAAGACGTGCTGGAAAAGGAGCCACTTTAGGACGGACTCCGCGGCGCTGCGCTTGTCGATGTCCATGGACTCGACGGGCTGGACCTGGACGCGCGCCTTGAAGAAGGCGTTGGTCAGCATGGCAACGTGATCGCGGACGATGGTGTCGGCCATGCGCACGCGGGAATCTAAACTTTTGTCCCAGGGGAACGGGCGCTTGCCGATGGCTTCTTGATGCTTGCGGCCGTCGTCGGATTGACCGGCCCAGATACAGAAGCGGGTGTTCCAGTTCCTTAACTTGCGCTGGACGTAACCGCTGCCATCGGCGTCGGCTTGGTCGATGTCCGATAGGATTTCGGAGATTTTTTCGCGGTCGGGTGCTTTGATCATTTAAGGGACAAGCACCGTGGTTCGGCGCGGGGTGTATTGAACGGCGGTCTCTGGGTGGCGCTTTTTGAAGTCATCGCGCCAACCTTTGTCGGCCCAGCAACCGGGTTCAGTTTTTTCCCAAGCCCAGTAGACATCGGCGTCAATGCTCATGGTGTGCTGGCCGATGCCTTCAACGGCGCATTGCTCAAGGCGCTCGTTGGCCTGCGCGATGCGCTGCTGCTCAAGGCCGGCCATGACGGCTTTGACGTTCCAACCTGTGAGGAGTTCCTCTTTGACGAGGTGGGCCATCTCATCGCCCAGGTCGTTGGCGATGCCGGTCCAGAGTGAGTCGGCCATCCTAACTTCAGCGCCGCCAGACAAGAAAGCTGACGGCGCTGTGTGTTAAGACGTGCGATTAAACGTCGGTCAGTCTGACCGCGATGAGATACACGTGGATCTCACCGGCCGTGACCGTGTTGAGCGCCTTGGACGCAGTTGCCGTGAAGGCGGCAACAATGTTCTGGCTCGCCGCGGTGATGGCCACCGGAGCGGTCACCGTCATCGCCTTGTACGTCACAGGGGTGGCGCTGCCGAGAACCTCGGTGCTCGACATGAGCGAGGTGGCCGAGGCGGTGTTGCCGATGCTGTACGCGGCGCTGGTGAGCGTGCCGTCGCTGGAGACCAGCGGGGTGATCAGCTCGTGGGCAACGCTGCG